ACCTTGGAATACCTATTATTTAAATTAATTCTAAATAAGAAATATATGGCAGATTCAGCATTAGGAAGTGCGCTTATTATACCAGAGTCGGCGTTGAAGAAAATCAAGGAGGCTGATGATAAAGTCAAGGCTTTGCAAGATACAGCAAATACAGCTGCTAAAGGAATTACAAAATCCTTTAGCGATATGGCTATAGGCACGCAACCTTTTATAGATTCGCTTGATAAAATCATTGCTAAGTTAGGAACAATCAATGCGTCCGCTTCCAATGCAGGGAGTGGATTAGGCAATCTCGGTCAAGGTTTGAGTAATGTAGGCAACGGAGCTTCAAAGGCGGTGCAAGACTTAAACAACTTGATTAACCAGTTGTCTAACGTTGGTGGTAATGGCACGAGCGGTATTATGCAAGCAGTATTAGCGTTCAAACGCCTCCAAGAAGCTGCAAAGGGCGCAAGCGGTATGAATATTGCGGAGCTAAAAGAAGCAATTAAAGGTATTGAAACCACGTTGCGAGACACTAACGCAAATCTTACCAAGGCAGACCAAGATGCGCTTATCAAGAGAAAAAAATCTCTTCAAGATGAGTTAAAATTCCAACAGCAGTTGTACGAGGAGCGAGCTATATCTTTCCAAAAGGCTCTTGACAAGATGGTGAGCGCAGAGCAGTCGTACAACAACAAGCAAAAGAAATTATATGCTGACAGAAGCAAGGATTACCAAAGCAGAAATTATCAGCAAAACACAACGTATCAAGGTGCGCTCGATTTCTCTACTACCGCAAATACTCTTAATCGCCAAGTCCGTGCTATCGAGTATCTGAAAGAGGCAAGAATGAAACTATCCACATCTGATGCAGACTATAAACAGAAACTCGCCACTCTTAACGCTGCAATAGACGAGCACAATAAAAAGTTGAAAGAGGCAGGAGTTAATTCACGTGCGTTGGCTGAGCAAACCTCCTATATGGCAGGATATATATCTCGTTGGGCACAGCGTATGGCATTTGCTTTTTCAATGGGTAGTATTAAGTCTTTTGTAGAGCAAATCGCCGAGGTTAGAGGTCAATTCGAGTTGTCCGAGCGTTCACTTGAAGCTATCTTGCAGAACAAGCCAAAGGCAGACGAGATTTTCAACAAGACGGTGGAGTTGGCAGTCAAGTCACCATTTCGCATCAAGGACTTAGTGGACTACACGAGACAACTCTCTGCTTATAGAATTGAATCAGATAAACTTTACGACACCACCAAACGACTTGCCGATGTTTCGGCTGGTCTTGGCGTTGATATGGGAAGACTTATCCTTGCTTACGGACAAGTCAAGGCGGCTGCATACCTTCGTGGTTCTGAGGTTCGTCAGTTCACAGAGGCTGGTATCAATATGTACGGCGAGTTGCAGCAGTACTTCAAGGAGGTAAAGGGCGAGGCGTACACCACGGCGCAAATCGTTGATATGATTTCCAAGCGCAAGGTTACCTTCGAGGACGTGGAGGCTATCTTCCAACGTATGACCGACAAGGGTGGTACGTTCTACAATATGCAGGAGATACAGGCTGAGACCCTCCAAGGAAAGATTTCCAACTTGAAGGATGCCTTCGATGTGATGCTCAACGATATTGGCAAGGCAAACGAGGGAACGTTTAAGGGGATGATTTCGGGGGCAACGGAAATGCTTTCCAACTGGAAAACAATATTAAATGTTGCTAAGTTGTTTGCAGGAGTTTTGGCATCAATATATATAACGACAAAACTCACAAATGGTGCTTGGGGGCAAACTGCTGCAAACATTATGGCATCCCATAAAAAACTTGGTGTGTTTAAGGCTCTTATGGCTGCATTAACAGGAGATACAGGAAAGTTAGGCTCTTCTTTTGCCGCTGTAGGAAAAACAATCGCTGCTTCTTTGCCTCTCGCTGCATTGATGGCAACAATCGCTTTGGTTCAAGAACTGATAAGTGTGAATAACGAGTACAAAGAGTCAATGGCGAAAAACACAAAGGAATACTACACTGCACAAGTGAGAGTAGATGAAATTGATGCCGAGTCGAAGACAAATATACAGAAAGCTCTTCAAGACCTTGTTAAGGAGATGAATCAAAAAGGTTTTGAGGTGAAGATAGGCGTAAACCTTTCAGAAGAAGAAGCAAAAAAACAATACGAAACTTTCCTTGAAGATTATCAAGAGTTTCTTGATGATATGCGTGCTATTGATGCAAGATACGAAGCTAACAAGAAGAAAGGTTGGATTATGGGTGACGATGATATAGAAACTGATATGCAGGAATATGCCGAGTCTATGGGCGAGTTCTTGCAGAAAGGTGATGATGTACGTTCTATACTAGCACAGGTATCGCAAGAAAGTATCAACCTAACTGATAGCCAAAAGAAATTATTCGAGCAACTTGCTGCTGGTCCACAAAAGGGTCAGAACTTGATTGATTACTATTCGAAGGTTGCTAAAGCGTTAGAGCAAATAGGCTATATAAAAGATGGCGTATTTGGAAACAAACAGAATATGGTTGGTATTCTTGGCGGCACAGGCAACAATGGTTACGATTGGGGTATCGGCGCAGATGCAGATAAACAACTATCCGAGTTTGCAATGGCTTACGAAACTTACATAAAGGACTTGGAAGAGGTGCGCAAGGAGGCTCAGAGTGTTTTTGGCGATGTTAGTAAGTATCAGGATGAGGCTTCAAGAAAAAAACTAAAAATCCGTATTGATAATGAGGCTATCAAAAGAGGGTGGAGTGATATTGAGAAGGATATGCTCTACAAGGAGTATAAGATTAATGTGAAATTCGACAAAAACGATACACAAAAGCAAATAGACTCCATTAAACAACAAATGGATAGAGCATTTTCCAATAATACGTATCATATCACATTCACTTATGACCCTGTATCATTAGACCCAAAGAGTGCATACGGTGAGTTTGATGCTAATGCGCAGGATAAGCTCAAGCAGTTGCAATCACTTGTTACGCAACGCCACAACTTAAAAGGTGGAACAATGAAACTTGCTGGTTACAACGAGGCTGCAACCACAAGAGAGATAAATGACCTGTATCGTGATATTTCTCATTTAGGACAAGGCTACAAAGAAGCCGCAGACCGCATTATGGGCTACAACAAAACTCGCAAGAATACAACTAAGCACGACAAGGCGCAGCGAGACATCTTACAGGAGCGGATTAGCTTGCTGAAGGATATGAACTTGAAATACGACGAATTGATTAAGAAAGAATCGAAAGAGACTGCCTTGTCAAAGACTCGCAAGTATTTCAAGGAGGCAGCACAGAATGTAGGCTTTAACGTAAACAATATTTTGCCTGACGACAAAACAACGGCGAAGCGCATTCGTGAGATTGGTGCTCAATACAAGGAATTAACCAAGAGAGGTAATGCTTTCCGTATCTCGGCAGATATTGACTTGAAAGTTTCAGAGAAGGAATACGACAAGTTAAAGGATGATATATCCCGAAATATTGATGACGCTTTCTCGCAAATGAAGCTGTACAAAAAGCTCAAAGACGAAGGAATGTCTGACGGACTTATAAAGTCTATGTTTGGCGACCTTACGAAGTCTTTTGATGAGATACAAGAGGATATTAACAATGAGTTCAACAAGTATATCATTAAGGACTACGAGACCACATATGGCAAGGATTTTACCAAGTGGGGGGACAAGGTTATTCAGCAATATAACTCTGATTTGGAGAACACAGCTAAAGTCATAAAGCAGAAATTTGCTGGCAGTGATGTTGAGAAGGATTATCTTGACAAAACACAAAAGCTAAACCAAAGTGTAGAGCAGGACACAATAGAGACTGCTCAAAGACTCTTCAAGGAATACAAGCAAAGATTATCAGACCAACTCCAGCTTGACAGAAAGTATATCGAGGACAGAGCGGCGATAATGAAAAATTTCTCTGACCCAGATACCCAAAAAGAATTGCTGGGTAATCTTGATTTAGACTACAAGAAAAAGACTGGCGAGAACACCTGGAAGGATTTTCAGAACAGCGATATGTACGTCCGTCTGTTTGATAACCTCGACCAAGTTTCCTCTAAGGCTCTCGATGCTATGGCAGACAGACTGCAACAGCTACGCACGGAGTTAAAAGACCTCGACCCGACGGAGTTAAAAACTATAGCCGAGCAAATAAACAAGGTAAACGAAGTTCGTAACTCTCGCAACCCTTTCAAGGCGTTCACGAGCGGCTTAAAGGAAATGATTAAGGCTAACAAGGAGTTGAAATCGCTTGGCGGAGTTGATAAGTATGTGGAGTTGAATAACCAAAAAGCAGACCAAACAACGAAGTTACAAATGCAGAGTGCTTACGTGGAGTCCTTGCAGCAAGAGTATGACGCTATCGAAAAGAACGGCCAAGCAGAGACAGACAGCGGCAGAGCATTAAAATTGAAGCTCACGACCAACAAACAGATACGTGACTTTATGAAGAGCCAGCTTAAACTCACCGACGACCAAATTGCGAAACTTGGAACGGTTATGACAGAAGAGGAGCAGGCAAAAGCAAAGTTCGCAAAATCCGTCACAGATATAACATCTGTTGTCTCTACTATGGCAAGTTCGTTCAATGGATTGTTCGAGGCTCTTGGCGGCAGCGATGCGCAACTAGAGAACGCAATGAGTATCGTTGATAACGTAGGCTCGGCTATCGGCTCTTACTTTAGCGGTAACTGGGCAGGAGTGGCAAGCGGCGTGATGGGCGTTGCGACTGGTATCGCCAAGCTGTTCTCCAACGAGAGCAAGATTGATAAGGAAATCCAACGCCAAGAGCAAGCCATAAACTCCTTGCAGCGTTCCTACAACAAGCTAAAGCAGTCTATGGACGATGCCTTCGACACCCAACGGTTGTACGAATACAACCAAAAGTCAGTAGAAGCTCTAAAGGCAGAGCAGAAGTCTTACGAGGCTATGATTAAGGCAGAGCAGGGCAGAAAGAACCCCGATGATAGCAAGATTCAGCAGTGGCGTGATGAAATCGAAGATTTGAACGACACTATCAAGGAGCTGGAGGAATCTATGACCGAACAACTCGGCGGATTCGGTAGCCAGTCCAATTACAAGTCGGCGGCGGAGGCTTTCGCAGAGGCTTGGGTGGACGCATTCAACGAGGGCAGCGATGCACTTGATGCGCTCAACGACAAGTTTGACGAGTATTTCGACAATCTTGTCACCAAGCAACTGATGAACCGTGCCACAACAAAGTATATCCAACCTATCCTCGATGCCTTCGATAAAGCTGTGTCGGAAGGCAGCGACGGTGGAAATAACGGACTCGACCTTACAGAAAAGGAGGTTGCCAAGTTGCAGGAATTGAAGAAGACCAACCTAGCGGCTTTCGATGAATACGCAAAGTCTTTGATGGAGGTGTTGAACATCAAGCCAACAGGCTCTTCCAACATATCTGCATTGCAGCAGGGCATTCAGTCGGTAACGGAATCGACCGCACAGGCGTTGGAGTCCATCTTGAACTCAATGCGTTACTATTTAGCTACACAACAAGCCGATGTGCGCACCATACGTGATACTTTGTTAGAACGTCTTGGAGCAAGCATAAATTCCGTGGCACAAGACTCATCTAACAGTCCTGTGCTCGTGGAATTGCGATTGCAGACAACGATACTCACAAGTATTCGTGACACCCTCGACTCTTGCGTTAAGCCTGGGCACAAGCAAGGTGGAAAGGGCATCAAGGTATTTATGAACACTCTTTGATTTCTATGTACTCTATAATTTAGGGCAGCTCTGGTCTCACGACTGGAACTGCCCTTTTTACATAAATCTAATCAAATCTTAACCGTATAAAAAGTAAAATTAATCACCTATAATATTAAAAACAAAAGAAGTGTACCGCTGTACACGAAGATAATATGAAAAACATTTGCCTATGACATTAAAAATATTCGTTCTAAGCAATTATTTTTCCTTCTCCTTATAGTTGTTCCACTTGGAGAAAGAAATGCTTTCTCGGTGCAAATTTGAGCCGTCATACTCGATGCAGTTAATAACATTGTCCGTACCATACTCGAACAGCTCGCACTCACCCATATTCTCGACCCTTACACGACTGCCACCGCAAATATAAATGCGGCAAACGGTGTGTTCGGGGATATGTATCTCCAAATCCTTGCAGTAACCGACAAGAACGAGTGTAGATTTTACACAAACAACGCCGTGAGCACCGATATACATCTCACTTGTATAACCTTTCTCTCGACACTGGTAGAGTCCATTCATAAACTCGCCGAACTCGCCCTGCAAGTATTCCTTGGAAAGTCCCCAGCCGAATGCGATTGAGTCCGCCATAAACTCGATGCCATTGCTGTCAAGAGCCATATTAACCAAAGCTCGCTTATCACAACAGCCATCCCATTTATCCTTGTACTGACCGCACAAGCCCATCATCAAGGCGTTCCGCTTCAACGACAGCAATTCGTTCTTTCCCTTATTCTCCATACCACTCTCTAAACCTATCATTAATCAATGTGTTCACGTAGGAATATGTACGGTCGGTAGTCAAAAGCTCGTGGCATTTCCTAACGCACCGCATAACACTCTCCCTGTTCATATCAGCCCTTTGCGCTATCACTGAAAAAGAAAAGCCATATCGGTTATGGAGAACGTCAAAGATAAAGTTGCGAGCGACAGCCCTGCCAAATGGAATGTTCGTCACCCCATCATATATGTCATCCACGGAAACCTTGTCTCGCTCCTGTGTCTGCATAGCCTTGCTGACCTGTTCGCACACCATCGCTTCGACCTTGCTCATTATCTCGTTGTTTGCTATGATAACCATATCTGTTCTATTTTTTTCGTTTTACATCACTCTGTTGTCCTTGCAGATATAACCAACCAAATCGCAAGGGTATTTATCATCAGGAGATAGAACGCCAGCTTCCTCCATCTGCCTTCGAATATCCACGCTAACAACTGGCACTAGCTTATACAGCTTCCTTGGGTCAACACCTCCTGCCCAAAATGGCTTTAGGTACTGAATAGGGGAGCGGTACTTTTCCTTGTTCCACCTTATGCCATTCTGAATAAAGGGGATGAAGATGCCCTCACGCATATTGCCCTGGGCATCTGCCATCCTCACTATGCGATAGTCTCTGTAATCGCCAAAGCGTATCTCTACATAGTTGTCCTTATCCATAGGCTACTCTCCCTTGTCTTGGTTGAGCTGCTCGGCAACCTGTTCTGCCATAATCGCTTGTTGTCCGTGCTCAAAGTTTTTCGCCAAGTCCTCTTCGGTCTCTTCCTTGACCTCGGCGTTTATAACTGCCTCCAGCTTCTCGCTCTGCTCACGAAGATATTTCAGTCGCTCGTTGGCGAACTTGGCAGCAGTGTCCATATCAGAGAAAGCGGAAACAGGATGGAGTATGTTCGCCTCCGTGATAACCTTGGTATAGTCCAACATCTGTTGGTTTGTTTGGTCTGTCTCTGGGAAAAGCTCGTCCTCGTGCCCCTTGATTTCATTCTTCATAGCAACAAGGTTCACAAGCCAGTTATATAAGGTTGTTTCCTTTCTCTCGTTGTTCACGTCCATCAACCAACGCTTGCAGCGTACCTCGTAGCCGATATGGGTGTGATAAATCGCACCATCCTTCAGTAACACGATGAAGAAAGAACCGAAATCGGTAACGCTAACAACGTTCTTCTCATCTACACCATCAATAACTCGCAGAAGCCCTGCATTGTTGTTCACTGTCTTCTTTTTTGCAATTCTTGCCATAACTATACAATTTTATTGTTTACAAACTCGTTCTTGTACTCGAAGCGAGAACAAGCCTCGCTAAAATTCGCCGTGTACATTTCCACGGAATCGGACTTGCATATCTCGTTATTGAAGAAGATGCAGTCCTTGCAAGTATATTTCATATCCTTAGTCTTTAGAAATGAACTCATCGCAGATTTCATCGTCTGCCTTAACCTCCGTGTAAAGGTCTTGCGCCAAGCAGTACGGAAAACCGTCGTGCTCAAACATCACGCAATCCTCGCAGTGAAATTTCTTAATCTTTGCCATATCATTTCAGTTTACCACCCAAAACGCTTGTAATCTCATCCT